AATTTCATCTGCTGTTTCAAAGTCTATCTTAGTTTGATCATCTTCACCAATTTTAATATCTGTTGCAAGTAAAGATGTAATTCCTGTTTGAGCTGCATCTACTGTAAAAGTTAGATCGTATGGATCACCATCTGTACCATTATCAGTATCTGTCCAGTTTGTTGTAATACCTGAACCAATAAATTTAACTTCTTTAGCATTTGATATAGCTATTTCTGTACCATCATCGTCTTCTAATTGGAAAGAAGTCATACTTCCTGCATTAGCATCTACATAAGCTTTAATAGACTGTTGAGATGCAATACCTGTTGCACTATTAGAAGACATATCATCTTCATCAAGGAATGCTTTACCATCTAATATATTAAGTTCGGCTGCTGTAGAACTAACTGCT